ATATTATATATTAATATAATACTGTTATTAGCTAACTACTTGATATTCAACATTGTTGTTGGTACAAAAAAGTGACAAATTATCAAGTTTTTGTACTTTTTTAGTCACAAAATATGACAAATTATCACTTTTTTGTACCTTTACAAAAACAATTAAATAATTATAATATGGACACAAATAGAGCTTTTATTAAAACTTTAAATGATTATTACGATGGTAATAACGATTGTAATTCTATTATTATTCCTAATACTTTTGGTATAAGAAAAGTTGATTGTGATTTAATTATAGGTAAAATCGATAATAAAGAAATTAGAATTACAGAAAAGATTTGTATGAATTTTAGTCTTATTGGTAATTATATTTGGAATTGTTTATCAATGCGTAGAAAATATCTTAATTATGCAATAATCGGATATATAGCTAATGCTATTAAATATAATAGCAATATTATTAGAATTCATCTTGATACTATAAGCTGTATTGTTGGAGCGGAATTAAATAATAGAATGTATCAAGAATGTTTAGCAGATCTTAAACGATATTCTATTATTAAAAATACAAGTGTTCGTGGCATGTATGAAGTTAATCCTTTAGCAGTATTTAAAGGAAGTGTTTTCAAACTTCTTGATATAGCAGAAGAATATGGTATTAAAGGATTTGTAGATGATGGCGATAAAGTTATTATTGATAAGTTTGCTATAACAGAAGATAAAGAAGGTAAGAAAGTTAAAGTTATTCTTAATGGTAAATATCATAATAAATCTAATAAAGATAATAAAGAAGTTAAACAAATTAATTGTGATAATATTAGATATAGTTTTGATAAATAATAATCTGTTATATAACAGATAATAATTGTTTATAATATGGATTTTGTTAATAAAGATAATTATAATCAATTTGAAGTTGTTATGCAAAACCATACTTCTTATGATTTAAAACATAATAATTGTGTTGAGAAAACGTTTATCGTTAGAGCTGAATTTATTTCTTTTACTAATATTATTGATTGTGATTTAGAACGAAAACATAATAATAATTTAGATTATAATCAATAACATTATATTACATATTATATCGAATATTGAAGTGAATATTATAGTATTTATAAGATAATACTGTTAGAGGTTAAGTGCTTGATTTACAGATAGATATTAAATGTTAAATGTTTGTATATACGGATATTTAACTAAATTTTTAACACATAATGTTGGCGTATGCGGAAAAATATATTATCTTTATGATTATATTAATCATTTAATAGATAAAGTTATGAGATATAGTTTTGAAACTAAAGCTAATAAAATTTATGCTAATAAAGTTGCTTCTTATGCAGAAGAAGATGCTGCTAAAATTATTCCTACTAAATTTTCTCTTGATATTGAAATAGAAGAGAAAGAAATACTTAATAGTATTGTTAATAATTATCAAGTTTATATTAATAAATCTTGTACTAAAGGAGTTAGATATAGTATTGCTGGAGAACTATTTGATTTAATTGCATATAAACTTCGTAGAGATACTTTGCTTCTTGCTTCATTTATTCGACTTAATATTATTTATAATGGCAATTATGTTGAAATTACAGAAAAAGATTTTATTCAATTTTCTGGTCTTCAAAAGAATTGTTTTTATAATGCCATAGAAGACGCTATTAATAATAAAATTATTGCTCGTACTACTCGTAAATCTATTTACGTTGTTAATCATAATATGATATTTAAAGGCAATCTTGGAGAATTTATTGCTAAATATAAAATTAAATATCCTGATGGTTGCAAAGTTGATAGTAATGGAAAGATTATTTTAGAGCATTAAGATTAATAGTTTTAGATTATAGTTATCGGCAATAGTTATCAAACTGTTGCCGATTTTTATTTTAAAGCAGATATAAAAGCAGAAAGTAACTATGGAAATAATTATAACTACAACAATAAGAATTACAAAGAAAGTAATAAAAGGTAATGTTGAAGAAAGTAATCTTGCTGAAAATAACAAAAATAAAATAGCTAATAAAGTAAATCAAAAAGTAAATAAAAAAGTAAATAAAAAAGTAGGTAAATTAATAAGTTAACAAGCGAATTAATAAACTAATTAAAATATTAATAGAAGTAATAGTATAAATAATAAAGATAAAAGAAGAAATAATGAAAGAGATAATAAAGTTGATGATAATAGAAAAATAATAGAAAAATAATAGAAAAATAATAAAGCTAATAATAAAAGAGAAGATAGTAGTTTAAAATTTGAAGTATATGAATGCAATAAAGTATAAAAATAATAGAACATTAAACAGGAGATGAAATAGGAGATAATGATGCTATGAAATTTGAGGTTTATGAATGTACTGTGGGAGGTATGTAGTAGACTACCCCCGGTGCTATCGAAAAGTTTGAATACCCCCGTCATGAAAGTACCAAACACCTCATACTTCAACATAATAAATCTTGGTATGATAAATATAATACTCATCATAGTGTTGCACTGCATGACACAGCTGATGTTATTACTAACACAATGCAGAGAGTTCAGTGTGAGACTGACATTGATAACTATGAAATTAAAATTAAATTTATTCAAGAAGTTAACAAATGAAGATAAACATATAATAGCAATCATTATTGATTTAATTGGTTGTGTGTTATTTGTTGTTGCTTTATATTACGGTATCTATTGGTGTTTAAAATCTTGGGCATTATCTTAATTATTAAATAATTATGAATGAGTTTGTTTATGTAGTTTCATTAACTGGAAAACATGTATTTTCTGATTGGTCTATTGAATGCGTTATAAAACATATGGACGACTTAGATAAAGTTCGTGACAAGATTAAAGAAAATCATGGTATTGAATTTGAAGAACTTTCTTCTCGTTTTCATAATGGTTGGTGGAGATTTAATAACGTAACCGATGATAGAGATATTCATCTTATTGTAGAACGAGTTGACATTCTCGATTAACAAATAGCTAATATAGTGAGAGATAATCTTGCTATATTAGCTATTTTTATTTATGTTACATACCTCATACTATAACATAATGAATCTTGGTGTACAACGTATAGCGTTATTGTTGACACTGTTATTACTAACCAAACGCTCGGCAACCAAGTCGTTAAATTGGTGAGACTCTGAGAGAGAGCATTAAAGTCATGGCTACTTCAAAAGCTGAAAACGAAGTGAGTGTTATCAACGTAGTTGTTAAAGCTGTTAGAGTTTACTCAACAGGAGACAATGTTCGTTATCGTGTTCAATTTGATAGTCCTTTTCAAGGCTATGCAAAAGACATGAATGGCAATTACAATCTTACAGAGATTGACTACATTGATTTTGTTCCTTCTGTTTTGATTGCTCAATGTCTTAACATTGTTGAAGGTCTTGATATTCTGTATACCAAGAAGAAAGAAGCTGGTCTTCGTTCTAATGGGGTTACAGGATTCGGGGCTGCTGAACTTCAAGCTGTTCTTCGCAATGCAAAAATGCAACTTGAACGTAGACATTTCAGCACTGGCGAAGAATATGTCACAGCTGATGGTGAAGTTAGTACTCACGAACATGATGGCTATTCTACTTCTATCGTAGATATTCGTGTTACTGAACGTATTCAGACAAAGCTCGATGACATGCTTGACAAGATGCTCGAAATCTAATTCGAGCTTATACTCTAATGGCAGGATTAAGTTCCTGCTGTTGGAGTTTTTCAAACTCTATACCTCATACTATAACATAATAAATTTTGGAAACAAGTTAATATTACAATTAACAGTTCTATTAAGACTTTTACTAATTATATTACTAACTTAAATATTACAATTATGAAAACAAATGTTGAACTTAGTCCTGAAATTATTTATGCTGTTTATAATAATATTATGCAGATATATGAAATAAGTAAACGAGAAGTTTATGACTATATTACTCATAATGCTAATCTTAATAAGCAATCTCGTGAAGAATATATTCTTACTTATTATGAAACTATTATTTTAAAAGATAATAAAAATAATAGTGTTATCATTGAAGATATTGACAAGGTTAACTTTGAGGAATTAACTGAAACTGACAAGAAAGTCATTGAAAGTCGTAAATATATGTATAACGAATATATTAAAGAGATTTTTTATAAACTTAATGGGCTAATTAATAGCAATCTTAGTAATGATAGACATGCTGTTGATGAATCTGCTGTAGTCATGTATGCTATTCAAACTATTGAAAGAGATGTTGCTAATGCAGTTAGTGACTGTCAAAAGGTTTTAAAGTTAATGAAACAAAAATGCTTGTAGATAGCTGTTATTAGCTCTATATTGAACGATTGATTAAGAGACGATAAAGAGTACGGAAAAGAGAAAATGCGAAATTAAGCTATTTGAGGCTATTTAGAGCATTAGTGGCAGTAGCAATAGTAGGAACACATCCCACACCCTTGCTATCTACCTTCTCTTCTCCCTCTTTATCTCTCTATTCAAGACTTCAGCATACTGTGTCAAACAACAAGCTAATCAAAACATCTTAAAACTTTAATTTCAGCTTGATTATTTTTATTTTTATTTCTATTGTCAATAATATTATTAACAACAGTTTAAACAATAACTCAAATAGCTTTATTTGAAACTTTTGTTTTAGCTTATGTTTTAACTTTTGTTTTAGCTTGTTTAATAACTCTTTTAAGAGCTTTATTTGCTTTTGTTTGATTAGGTTCGTCTTAAACAAGTTTAAGACTCACTCTTTAACTACGTATAACTTTATGTTATTAAGTTATAGTAAGTTACAGTTTATAACTCTTATATAAAACCTTTTATGTAACACAATATAAAACTTAAACAGATATGGTCAAATTAATATTATTAGGAATAATATATGCAGTAGTAACTGCAATATGTTTTGTAAAAATAAAACAAATAGGAAACTCAATACGATTTGAAGATACTATAAAAATAGTATTATATTTAGTGGTATTTCTATTTACATCAGTATTAGTAATACAAAATTTATGATTATTATATTATTCAATAGGTTTAGCAACAGCTTTACTTATTGAATAATATATTTATTCACCTCATACAATAACATAATAAATTTTGGATATGTGATTGATAAGACTTTTAATAGTTTTATTAACGTTATCATTATAATTATCATTATTAACAATTAAAAATTATTAATTATGGCTAAAGAAAATGCTGCAACTGTAGAACAAGCTGATGTTCAAGTTGAAAATGGTGCTAAAAATGCAAGTAATGAAATGGTTAATGTTGGTTATCAAAACTGCATTAAGAAATTAATTGCTGCTGGTTGTAAACGTATTAATTCTGTTAGAATTAAAAACGTAAACTTTATTGAGAAAGATAACTATACTATGGTTAGCTTTACTCTTAGTAATCCTATTCGTGGCTTTGTAAGTAACGATAATGGTGTTACTTATCAAGAAGGTATGACTAATACTTTGTTTACTTCTTTATATGCTATCGTTGGAGCACTTAAAGAAGATGATGAACTTGGTTGGATGGCTAATGCTCTTCTTGATAATCCTCAAGCTCTTAACTTGATATTTAACGGAGGTAGTGTTGATATTCTTCAACAAGAAATTGTTGCTGGAGAACAATTTACTAATCCATTTAGTACAAGAAATGATGCTACTGTTCAAGTTTGTGATCATGATGTTATTATTAATCATATTATTGGTTTTAAACTTGGTAAGACTGGAGAAAAGATGGCTGCAAGATTTGCAGACAAGTTGATGGGCTTCTAATTATAGCATATAATATTAGTAGTAATGATAGAAATATTGTTACTACTAATATTTATATTGTTTATAATATGATTATTGTTGATATTATTACATTATTTATGCTGTTAAGCCTATAATATGCTTTTTAGCATGATTATAATCAAGAAGTTAAACATATGACGAAAAAAATATATTAAATATCTTGTATGGTATTGTAATTGTTTTTATATTTACAGAAAATATTAATCTTACTATTAATCTTTAAACAAACAAAATTATGGACATTGAACAATCTGTTGTTGAGAATTTAAGAAAGTCTGTTAACGATAACGGTGTTAATTCTCAAAAAGAAAATGAAGGTGTTAACGAAAATACTATAAGACCTGTTAATGGTTCTTATAGAAGTAAACAAGATAATAAAGACAAAAAAGAACGTAAACATACTTATGTTCCTGAAAGATATGCTAAACTTCCTAAACATATTCTTGAAGTTGTATTTATTATTAAATTTAATGCAGAAATTCGTAGATTTACTGCAAAAGGTATTATCAATACTTTATTTACGAGAGATGAAATTAAGGCTAAACGTCCTTATGTTAAATTTCTTTGGAATAAGTTTGTTGTAAATACTAACGGTTTGAATCGTGAGTATAATTATAATGAAACTTTTTTCATTAATAGTTTAATTGCTTCTTTCCAATGTTTTGCAGAGACTGCACAAGAAACTATTAATAAGTTTTGTTCTGAAGAATTAAATGATGATTGTTTTGCTGATATTTCTTCTGCTAATATTGATAAGATAATCGAACTTAATAAACAGAATGCAGATATTAAAACTGTTGATGTTGAAGATTAAAATATATTTAGTCTGAATCCCCGTAGAGAAGAACGATATATCATTGATTCCTTTACGGGATTCAGACTTAATCTTATGATTATGATTATGGAAGATGATAATAACGATATATCTGTTGAGGTTGAAATTCCAAGTTATCTTTATGATACAGATTATGATGATGTAAATTGGAATGATATGCCAGATGAAGATGACGAAGAATTTGATACATTTTGTGATTGAACCTGAAATCTTAAAGTATGGGAATTAGTGATAATTGAACATGCTTGTTTTAGAACTTTCATAGCTATAAGTGTTACGGTTAGTGATAATAGTAACACTATTTTTTAAATTATTAATTTAGTAAATTTATTTATTATGAAACTGAAAACAATTGAATTTGATAGCTCTAAACAAAGTATTAGTGATTTAATAGATGAAATTGCTAATAGTATTAAAGAGTCTTTTGATAAAAGCAAAAGTGATATATTTAAATATATGATTGCTGATACTAAAATATTTGTTGATTGGGTTAAAGATTATAATAAAGTTGATGATTTGCTTCATCAAAATATTATTGTCGCTCTTAATAACCTTAAAAACGTTAGTAAAGAAGAATTAGAATCTCTTGATGAATGTGAACTAAATGAATATTTTGGCATTGTAAATAATGTTGAAAATATTTTATATGAATATATTACTAATGTTTGTGAAAATGTTAAAGATGATATTAGAGAAATTATTGACAAACGTACTAAATCTTCTTATAAACCCACTAAAGAAGATTTAAATAAACTTCGTAAAGAAGATCTTATTAATATGATTATTAATGAAGAAGAACCGAAAAAGAACCAAAATTAAGATAATAGCAATAATATAATTATTGTATATCATAGTTTGTTTATTCATTGTTTCAATTTATTTTTTACTATAGATATTCATAATAGTATTATTGCTAAAATAAAACTCTTTGTGAAAAGAGATGTTGTTATGAACCAAACTATGGACTTACCTATCCGTTTTGACAGGGATTTGTTGTGAAACAAGTTCCTGTTTTTATTTATAATAATTAATGTATTAATTATATTATTGAGTATAATGTTAATCGTTATATTAGGTTATTATTGATTATCGAGATATAGCAAACTTAATTCGTTAAACGTTTTATAATAGCTAATTTTAGCTTAACATTGAATTATTATATATTGAATAATACAAGTTATTTAGTTAACCATAAGTCTTTGTATTGAGCTAAAAACAGCTATCATAATCTAAAAATATTAATTATGGCTAATTGTAAATTATATAGTGTAACTGTTGGTACTGGATATAGAGGTGGTGGTATGGTTATTGCTGCCAGAAGTAAAGAAGAAGCTATAGGTTTAATTCATGTTTATGAAGATAGTATAGCTAAAGAATATATGGAGATTGATACATTAAAAGATATTGGTGTTAAAGCTAAGACTGAACCAAAAGTTTTATTTTGTAATTATTATATAGAATAATAAGCAGATATAAAGCTGGTATGCGATGTACTTCTCTACGGGGGAACGAATGGTGTGGCGAGGCAAAGCCGAGCCATTATTGTAAATATAAATAATAGTATTAATAAACAAATTAAATCACGTAAAGTTATGAAAAAGAAAAATTATGATGAAGTGAGTGTTATTAGAAGTATTACTAAAAAAGCAGATGTTTCTATTGATTATGTTAATAAAATAGTACAAGTTAAAAAAGATTCTAATGAAGTTGGTAATAGTACTTGGGGAAAGATAGATTATCTTTGTCATTATTGTGGATATAGTTATATTATATCTAAAACTATTAATAATAATAGAAAAGTTATTAATAGAGAATTTGGTGATGATAATGATAGAAAAACTTCTAAAAAAGAAAGAAAACAACTTAAACTTGATACGGTTAAGTCTACTAAAAAATTAATGAAAAAATAATCTATTAAATTTATTATTATGCCAACATTTGATTTTTCAGTTTCTGTTAAGAAAAATAATAAAGGTAAATATAAAGTTATTAAGGAAAAATATACTATTAAAGTTAGAAAATCTAAAGGAATTATTTTTATTGATAAAGATGGTTCTTATAAAGTTTTAATGGAAGATAATATTATTCCTATTAAACAAGAATGTTTTACTTGTAAAGGTTCTTCTAATATTTATATGCAAGAATTAGAAAAGAAATCTATTCGTAATATTTATATTAGATGTGATAATCTTAATCAAGAACTTGACATTTTATATTATTTACCTTTTTGTGTAGGTTGTATTGTTAAAGGAAATATTGTTGTTAATAATTATGATAAACAACAATATTTTGATATTAAAGAAAGCTATATTGATTACGAAGATGATAAAGCAACTAATATCTTTAAAGAATATAAAGATAATTATGATGAACTTAATCAAGCTCGTATTAATAAAATATTGAGAGAAAGAAATGAATGAATTTAAGATTGGTGAACGTATAAATAATAATGATAAATATAAGTTTACTAATGACCAACAAAAAGCTATAGATGGTATTATTGATTTTATAGCTTCTCCTTTTAATCCAGCTAAATATATAGTTGGATTAATTGGAGCTGGTGGTACAGGTAAAACTTTTATTACTAAATACATTATTAATAATTGTAAATATAGTAATAGTGTAATTAAGTGTACTTCTTCTACTCATAAAGCATGTAGAGTGTTTAGTCAAGCTATTGGAAATAGACTTGTTGATACTATTCAAAGTACTCTTGGTTTAAGATTAGATTTAAGATTAGAAGATTTTGATCCTAATAATCCTCAATTTAATCCTATGGCTAAACCAAAACTTGACGATATTAAATTGTTATTAGTAGATGAGGCCTCTATGCTTCCTTCTAAAATTGTTAACTATATATGTGAACAATGTAAACAATTAAATATTAAACTTATATTTATTGGTGATAATAGTCAACTTGCTCCTGTTAATGAAAATAAGTCAAGTGCTTTTTATAAATGTAATAAAGTTTTTGTATTAAAAGAAATTGTTAGACAATCTGTAACTAATCCTATTTCTAATTTATTATATTTATTACGAAATGATATTACTAATAAAAGTTATACTTTTTTAGAATATATAAGTAAAAATATAGGTGCTACTGTGTATAATGAAATTGGAGAAGGTTTTAGTATATGTAATAAAGTTAACTTTAATAATACTATAGATAGTTGTTTTTCAAATGAAGAATATACTAATAACATAGATATGTATAGAATTATTGCATATACTAATATTTGTGTTTCTAATTGGAATAATTATATTCGTAATAATATAATAAAAGACGCTAATAAAAGTATTATTACTAAAAATGATTTAATTATGTCTTATGAAACTATTGTTAATGAATTTATGGAAATCATTATTAATAATTCAGAAGAATATATAATTAATGATATTGTTAATTTTGTTGATGATACTTATGGATTTAAAGGTCTTTTAATTAAGTTTCAATTAGTACATGGAGGTAGTATTACTAAACCTTTATTTGTTATAGATCATAGAGATAAATTTACTATATTAAAATACCATAAAGTTATTACAGATTTAATCGAGACTGCTAAAAAAGCTACAGGTGGTACTCGTGCAAGTAAATGGAAACAATATTATGATTTTAAAAAGAAATATCTTATCGCTGCTAATATAGTTAATCGTAATGGAAAGATTATTTATAGTAGAGATTTAGATTATGGTTTTGCAATTACAAGCCATAAAAGCCAGGGTTCTACTTATGATGTTGTATTTGTGGACGTCAATGATATTGTTTATGATAAAAATGGTCGTCCTTATTCTAATCAAGATGATTTACTTCGTAGACTATATGTAGCATGTTCTCGTGCAAGAAAAGAATTAATTTTATGTTATGGGAATTAGACGTAAAACTAAAAATATTAAATTAAGTGTTGAACATTATAGTAGTCAACTGTTTATTAATAAAATAGATATTTGTTCTAATTGTCCTTTAAAATTATATAGTAAAGAAAATGATACTATTGTGTTTGGTACAGGAAATAGAGTTACTAATACTATGATTATTTTACCTTCTTATGATATTAAAGCTGATATTAATTATAATACTATATTAAAAATTGTACGGGATACGTATAAAGATATTACAGATAAAGAACTTCTTGAAGATTGTTATGTAACTCGCGCTATTAAATGTGTTAACAAAACAGATTTTAATTTGGAAAAAGAAGCTATTAAAAATTGTATTTGTAATTTATATTATGAACTTAGTCGTATAAAACCTAATAAATTAATTATTTTTGATAAACAATTATATGATTTTGGTTTATATAATTATAATAGAGGAAAATATATTGTTAAAACTGTTATTAGTCCTGCTGTTATATATTATGATAATCAAAATCTTAAAGATGTTTTTATAAGACAATTTAAAGAAGCTATATATGATACGTAGTTATACTTATGATGTTGAAGTTTTAAAAAACTTTTTTAGTATAAGTATAATTGAAGTTAATGATTATCTTAAAGTATTTAAAGATTGTTATGATGAAAATGATAAGAAAAAAGCTCCTATTCCATTAGTTCAAAAATATACTGTAAAAGAAATTAAAGAAAAACTTAGTTCAGTAGTTAAATATAGCTTTTATATTACTGATAAAGATAATTCTCAACTATTAACTATGCTTGGATTTATTAATGGACTTAGACCACATTATGAAATACAAAAAGAGAATGATGTTGAAAAACAAGTTCCTGTTCGTACTGATATGTTCGGTTTTAATAGTTCTAAATACGATAGATTAATGGTTGCTGCTTTTCTTATGTTTTCTAATCAAACAGATAATACTAAAGAACTTATTACTAAATTATATGAAACTTCAAAAAAGATTATTTCTTCTCAAAATGATTATGAAATATTTAAACATGATTATTTACTTGGTACTTTAAGTAAGTATAAACTTCCTTATACAGATGTTGATTTAATGACTGTATTTGCTCTTAATAAAGTTGGCAAAGGAGTTGATAAAAATGGAAAAACTGTTTATTTTCCTAAAAGTCTTAAACAAACAAGTATTAATCTTCAATGGTATGAATTACTTGAATATGAACTTCCTCCTATATCTGATAAAGATAAACATTTTTATGAAAAAGATAATACTCTTAAAGGTATAAATGTTGAAAATCTTAATAAGTTAGTTGAAAAGTGGGATAGATATATTATTGATGAATGGATTGAACCTACTATGTATTATAATATGAACGATTCTTTTATTCTATGTGAAATGATAAGACTTTATATAGATGAGATTCGTTTACGTTATAGTATATCTTCTGCTTATGGGGTTGATGTTTTAAGTAGTTCTCGAAGTAATATTGCTGATAAACTTTTTACAAAGTTTTATAGCGAGTTTAGTGGTTTAAGTCCAAGTCAATGGCAAGGTAATAAAACTGAACGTACTGCTATGGCTTTTAAAAGAGTTATTTTTCCTTTTATTAAATTTAAAACTAAAGAATGTCAAGAACTTCTTGAAGAAATGAAAAAAGTTGTTGTTTATTCAACAAGTAAAAAAGCTCTTAAAGAAGTATCTAATAAATATCCTGAATTTAAATATCTTAAAACTAATAATGATACTGGTTGGTTTGAAATAACTATTAATAAACTTGTTTATAGTATTGCAACAGGTGGACTTCATAGTCAAGATATTCCAAGAGAATTAAAGAGTAAGCTGGTTTATATTGATTCCCACTCTACGGGGAATTTAACATTATCTGATTGTAAAGAAGGTGGTTGTAAAGATAAAGATGCTCCATCTATATGGGATATTATAACTGATGATAGTTATATTTATATACATTTTGATATTTCTTCATTTTATCCCAGTATTATGTCTGTGTATCATATTGCTCCTGCACATTTAAACGAAGGTGTTTTTACAAAACTTGTTAGTTGGCTTAAAGATACCCGTATTGCTGCTAAACATAGTGAAGAAGATCTTATTGACGGTATTCCAAAAGATATTCTTGCACAAGCATTAAAGATTGTTATTAATTCTATATATGGTAAATTAGGTTTTGAATCTGGTAGTCTTTATGATAGACTTGCTGTTCTTAAAGTTACCATAAATGGACAATTAATGATTTTAATGTTGTGTGAAGAACTTGAATTAGCTGGTATAGAAGTTATAAGTGCTAATACTGATGGCATAGTTGTTAAACTTTATAAGAAAGATAAAGATAAATTTGAATATATTTCTAATAATTGGAAACAACTCACTAAATTAGACGCTGACGCTGAAGAATATAAATGTTATATTAATAGAGATATTAATTCGTATGTAGTGGAAGAACTTAATTCTAAAACTACATATAAAGGTGCTCTACATCCTAAAATGTATGCTATTGATTTAAGTAAAGGTTATGATATGCCTGTTGTAGCACAAGCTGTTGTTAATTATTTTCTTTATAATAAACCTGTATTAGAAACATTATATGAATGTACTAATATTCTTGATTTTTGTAAGTCTCAAAACGTTGGACGTCAATTTCATGTTGAATTTGATGACGGTGTAAATTGTACAGAACTTCAAAGAAATGTTAGATTTTATGTATCTAATCAAGGTGGTAGTGTAAAGAAAGTCAACAATAATACTCTTATAAAAAGTAATCTTTGTGTTGGTTATAAAGTAACTGTATTAAATTCTTTAGACGATAAACGTATTGAATATCGTAATATTAATTATAATTATTATTTTAAAGAAGCATTAAAAATTATTGATCCTATTAAATTAGGTATTAGTACTAAACAAAAAGGTGATGTTAAAGCTAAACTTAAATCTGGTAAAATGTTGATTAAAAAACATTCTGGTATGTATAATTCTTTATTTGACGATAATGAAGATTAAAGAAAAAGTTATTCAACAAGTTCTTGATGGTTTTCAGCGTCTTAAAGGTCGTGCAAGTTTTTATTGTTTTACTAAGGATATTATTCCTGATATAGTATTTAATATTATATTAAAGTTTCATAGTAAAAATAAAGATGACGCTATTTTTATCGTTGTAGATAAGTATGAAACAAGAAAGAAATTAGTTGATTGTTTTAAAGCTAATAATATGACCATGGAAAATGGTTATAATATTAGAATTTTAAGTGCTGATTATGTTAATCCTAAATATCATTATTCTTATAAACTAATTATTACTGTTGGCATAAATGATAAATATATGTTACTTAATCATTTATATTATAATAGTAAATTTATGATTAGTATTCTTACAGAGAATATTATGGATAATGATTTTATTACTCGTACTCGTGAAATACTTCCTAATATTGATGTAGATAATATTTCTAATAAAATAAGGAATGACTATATTCATTCCCCCGTAGAGGAACACAGGATTGGAGTAGATATGTCTGATACTGATAGAAGTACTTATGATAAATATACTAATTATATAAATGATTGTGTTTCTATTTTTGGTGATTTAAAAACTATTGAAAAATGTAAATATGGAGATGAAGTTTTAAATATAAGTGCTACTGAATTTCGTAATAATATTGCTAAGCAAAATGGTTGGAGACATGATTTAGATACTAATATTGCTTTTTATAAGCAAATTGATGATATTTATAATCCTAATATTTTAGAAGAAAAAGCTCGAAATTTTTATAGTATTGCTAAGTTAAGAAGAGATTTATGTACTGATAATGTTGATAAACTAAATATTATTAATGATATTTGTAATGCTAATAAAGATAAGAAAATACTAATTGTGTCTAAGCGTGGAGAATTTGCTGCGCAAATCACTAAATTTTTAAATGATAATAATCAAAATCTGTCTGCTGATGGTATTGTTTATAAAATTTGTGGTGATTATCATGATTGTATTGCTGATTGTATTGCTACTGATGATGAAGGTAATCCTATTTATGTTAAGTCTGGCGTTAATAAAGGACAATTTAGAATGCTCAAATCGCAAGCCCAATCGACGCTTAATGAGAAGCGATTTAACAATGGGAATATTAGTATATTATCTATCAAACAATCGTCCAATGTAGAGCTAAAAATAGCTTGTGACATGGTTATATTTACTTCCCCGTTATGTGATAATATTGTTGAACTTAAAACTCGTTTTAGTAATGTTAAATTTGGCGATAATATTACTAAAACATATAGAGTATATTGTAATAGTACTATCGAAGAAGAAAAGCTATTAAAGGAGAAAATGAATAATACTATTATGGTAATAAATGATACAGAGAATAATTTAATGATAGATGAAATTTCGGGCGATATTATTTTGTAGTTATAGAAAAATGTGTTATTATTGTAATGTAGTTAAACAAACAAGTGCTCATTGACATTATGGCAAACGATGAAAAAGAAACTAATGTAGTTGAGAATGAATCTCCTGCTCAATTACAAAAAGTCAGCGATAAAGTACCTGTTGCTAAACGTGAAGTTATAGAAGTTAATAAAGACACTATTAATGCTATTAATTTGTTTGATGAAAAACAATTGATTGCTGCTGAGAATTTTCTTACTAAAATTTCAAGAAGTGAAAAAGGAGGAATTAAAAGTGTTAATGAAGGACTTGCAATACTAATGCGAGCACAAGATTTAAAACTTCCTTTTAGTTCTTGTCTTGAACATATTCACGTTATTAACGGTAAAACAGGTATTGATATTCATATTATTAAAGCACTATTGTCAAAGGCAGGTTGTTTTTGGAGATGTGTTAAAGACTATCAACCTCTGTATGAATATACAGATGGCATTAATGCTTATACTGACGATAAACTTCCTGATTATGCTATTCGTTGTAAAGATAAGAAAGAAGCTGATGAATTAAGCGAGAAAGATACTGATAGAGAACATATTTATTTATATCCTACTCGCTATTATCAAGATTTAAATGGTAATATTTATAAAGATTATAATTTAAATTCTAAACAATTTGGTATTGCTATTAATAAACAACAAATTGCTGCTATTTCTCAATCTGGTAAAATTCCTGTAATTCGTATTGCTAATCAACCTATTGATTATGTTACCGAATACGAAATTATTAGATATAGAGAAATATTTGATAAAGTTGTTGAAACACGAAGTATTGGTCGTTTTTCTTATCTTGACGCTTGTACTGCTGGTTGTTTTGAAAAAGATACTTATAAAAAATATCCGAAAGTTATGGTTGGTCATAGAGCTTTTGTATATGCTGCTCGTGATATAGCTTCTGATTTTCTTATGGGCGTCATGGAAACAACCGAGTTAAAGCAAATTAATAATATTGATATTACTGATTCAGATATTATTGAAATATAAGATTTTAGTTATATTGTATCTGAATAAAATATAACAATTTTGATTGAAGATTTAGAAATTGTTATAAGAAAAGAAATTATTAATCTTCAAAACATTTTTAAATAACAAATTTATTAAACCTTTTAAAAACTTAAAGTTATGAAAACTGTAAATAGTATGAGCTTTGGATTTTCTGCTGTTAACGCTGGTCAAAGAAATGTAGCTGTTGAACCGCAACTTATTGCTGTTTCTACTGAAGGTAATTTCCGTATGACTCCTCCTGTAAGTCGTGCTCTTGGTTTGTCTTCTGGAGATTATGTTACTTTCTTGCATAATATAGATGACATTAACGCAGCTATTGATACTAAAGCTGAAATCTATACTTCTTTCTGTAAAGCTAATCGTTTGGAAGTTGGTTCTCCTGAATCTGTTATAGCTATTCATAAAGAATTTGATATGTGGGCTGTTGCTAAAGGTTTTGTAGTATATGATAGCAAAGGTAATGCTAAAACGACTACTGAACGTCTTACTAAACATGATAAACTTCGTTTTGTTTCTCAACATTTTGAAGAAATGTTAGCTTCTGCTCTTGAAAATGCTCCGGAAGAAATTAAAGACGCTTTGAGTCGTAAGGGTGTTACTAAAGAAGAACAAATGGATATTCTTTCTTCTTTTGTTAAACCTCGTGAATTGCCTAAATATAAAGGTTCTAAAACTGCTAATCCTGCTGGATTGACTGGTACTGGTACGTCTCTTACATTTACTGACGCTAATGTTTGGAAACAGCTTAAAGCTGATATGGGTGATGAAGCTACTAAAATGAATCGTGTTTACACTATTAATTTGGACGAAATTCAAGATATTCCTGTAGATAATGGTCATGAAGTTATTACTGTTAAGGCTTATCTGCTTAAGGAATTTGTTGATAAAGCTCCTGCTCGTGTTGGTTCAAAAGAAGAAGGTGAATCTGAAGTAGAAGAGTAATTTATTGTTTGTCATAATAGATTTTTTAATATTGCCCGATAATATATTTTTAATAAGTATGTTATCGGGCATATTAGTATAAATTAAGCTTAATTTTAAAAACGAATTTTTATGTCAAAAGAAACAGTTAATCAAGAAACTCCTATTGAAGAAGTTAAAAAAGTATCTCGTCGTGGTTTAGGTTCTGCTCGTGGAACAGCACGTCTTAAGTTTGGCAATGATCAAGCTAAACCTAATGGTTTATTTTTAGGTCATCTCGAAGAAGTTAAATATAGTACTATAACTATCGGAGAAGATAAAACAGGAATGCCTTCTTTTAATGGTTTTGAAATTCCTAAACTTACTTTGACTTTTGCTTCTAATGAAGAAGATCCAAATAAACATCATTATGTTTCTAAAACATTTACTGCCGTTGAATCTAATGTAAATACTATTCCGGGTGGTAAAGAAGAATGGAAAGTTAATTCTGTTTTTGATTGGCTTAAACATGTTTTAAATGTTTATTATCTTAAAGGTCGTGAATTGACAGACGAAGAAGCTACTGCTTTATCTTTAACGTTTGAAGATTTTGATGAACAAGGAGAATATGTTTCTGTAGATACAGAAGTTGTTATTAATGCTTGGAAAGTTTTATTTGAAAACTTTGAAAATATTATGAATCGTGGTAAAGATGGTAAACCTGTTTATCATGATAAAAATAATAAATTTATTCCTGTTTGGCTTAAACTTCTTCGTTATGTTAAGAGTAGAAAATCTTGGACTCCTATTAATAATGGAGATTTAAGTCTTCCTCAATTTGTTGGAGAAGGTTGTATTGAGATTTATCAACAAAATGCTATTCCTTCTATTAAAATAGATTTGGTTAAAGAAACTATTCTTATTATGAATGTTGAAAAGCCAAAAACTCCTAATATGCCTGCTGTTGGAGGAATGGCTCCTATGATGGGTGGGGTTGCTATAGACCAAACTATGAATCCTATGGGTACAGATATTTCCAGTCAGACCATAGATGACATGCCTTTCTAATATTAATTTATTATTTTCTTAATTATAACTCCAACTGTATTTAATTATATAGTTGGAGTTATTTTTTAATAATGTTATAGTGAGAAATATAAATTCGAGTAAATTAACAAAGCAAGCTATTTTAGATAAAATTTCTCAAATTAGTATTTTTAGTACTTATCTTAATTTATCTAATAATATTATTCAACATTGTATTGATACTGGCGAATTAATATGTTCTCCTATAAGAGAAGATATTCACCCTACTTGTGGTTTTAAATATGATAATAAAGGAAAACTAAAATTTAGAGATTTTAGTGGTTTCTTTTGGGGTGATGCTTTTGATATTGTTGCTTATATTATGAGCAATATTTATAATAGAGAATATAATATTCGTAATAAAGAAGATTTTATAAAAGTTCTTCGTCATATTACTTTTACGTTTAAAGATATATTTTATGGACAAGAAAAAGATATTAATCTTGTTAATGAAATAAATACAGCTATTATTAATATAAAACATAAAAAACCTAATATTGAATTAGTTGTTAGAGAATGGAATAATAACGATAAAGAATATTGGGATAAATTTGGTATTCCATTGCAGTTTCTAAATATTAATTTTATTTATCCTGTAGAACAATATTACATTAATAGAAATGTTAATCCTGAACCAAAGTATTATTATAATACTAATGATCCTTGTTATGGATATTTATTAGGAAAAGATAGAAATGGTATTAATAATATTAAATTATATTTTCCTAAACGAGATAAAAGTTATACAAGATTTATAACTAATTGTAATCATTTAGAAGGTATTTATAATCTTAATTATAGTAATTATGATATTATTGTAATTACTAAATCTACTAAAGATAGAGTTAGTATAGGAGCAACACTGATGAGACTGTCTCTTCTCTACGGGGAGTTGAATATAGATAAAATTGGAGTTATTAATATTCCTCACGAAACTTATAAACTTCGTCAGAATGAATATGATTGGTTAAAAAGTAAACTTAAATATAATAAAGGTAAACTTTGTTCTCTTATGGATAATGATGTTACAGGAATAAATGAATCTAATTGGTTATATGAAAATTTTAATATTATTCCTATTATTATTCCTAAAAGATATAAAAGTAAAGATTTTGCAGAATTAGTTTCTAATAATTCACTTAAACAACTTAAATCTATTATTAAAAAAGGAATTAAATATATTTATAATTATGATAAAAGACAAAGAAATAAAGATTATGGGAATCTTCAATATGACGAGACTATGCCTTACTGATTCGAGTAAAGGTAATAGAATTGTTGTTATGGAGGCTATTACTGAAGAACAAGAAGCTCGTATTGATAAATCTAAACAATATTTTGGTTCTATACGTCATACTAAAGAAGATGGACAAATTATTGACGGAAAAGATATATATGTCTATGGTGAAATTAACTTCAATAGTGAAGAAGATTGCAATATACTTAATCGTTTTCATTTATTAGATAACGATAATAGCTTTGTTTATTCTGGTTTTAATTATGATAAAGGAACTATTGTTTTAAAAGAAAATAAGGTTAAGTGGTATCAAACTACTAATAATATTAAATGGCTTCAATTTAATCATTGTTTAATTGGTAAACCTGAACGTATTATTATTTATAAAATTGATAAAAAGAAATTAGCTAATGTTCGACGTTCTGTTATATAATTATACTGTAGAAGTTATTATCGATGGAATTACTAAATTTTATTATTGTACTGATAATATAGATAATGCTAAAGAAGTTTTTGATGATAAAATTAAAAATTTTAATGGTCTTGGTCGTTTTATGAAAAATCATGTAATTGTTAAATTATACGATTTTGATAAAGATTGTAATATTGAATATTATGATAATAGAGAAGAAAGAAGTTAACCCTAATACTTATGAAGAAATTAATATTACTATTAAAATAGAATATCCCAATATTGAATATAACGATTGGAAAAGAACAAAAGAATTTAATACAGACAATGATATTTGTAATATCCTTGATAAAATATTAACTAATCTTAATTGTAAAAGAGTTTATGAAGGAAAAAGAGTTATTATGACTACTTATCCTGTTTATCAAATGTTTATTAACGAGTATTATTATTATCTTATTAAAATGGCTAATCAATTTATTTATAATCAATATTTTGATAAACTTATTAATTGTCATATGGATAATATTTTATTTGAAGTTATGAATGATTTTGTTCAAGCTCCTGTTAAACCATATCCTAAAATTAAAAATAAACTTCCTGAAAATAAATTTATTAAATATACTACTAAAGATATTTTTACAGGAAAAGAAACATATATTTATGAAAATCTTAGAACATTAGAAAAAATTAATTCTAATAATCCTAATTTACTTGAAGAATTAAATACTCCTAAGAAAAAGAAAATTAAAAAGAAAAAAGAAGTTGGAGTTCCTATTAGTTCTATGACTTTTAGTTTTAAAAAAGAAAAATAAGTTATTTATGTTACCGTTTGATTATAATAAAGGTCTTTATAGGCGTAATAATTTTGGACAACCTTGTGTATGGTATGCTCGTCCTTTAGATTATAATTCTATCGAAGTTTTTCATGGTATTATAGGTAAAACTATTACTAAAGATATTATTTATATTAATAGAGAGCCAAGAGAGGAAATTACTTCTCGTATTAATGCTAAACTAAAAGTTGGATATAAAAATCTATGGGATATAAAAGATAATGTTCAACTCCCCGTAGAGGGAGAACTATTATCATATCTTGATAAATATCTTCCTTTTAATCGTACTACTGCTGACGATACTCTTTTGCCTATGCTTGCTAAAGTTTATAATAATACTAATAATAAACTTTTTAAGAAAGTTAGTAGATACATTGGACAATATAAAATTAATGGTTTTCGTTGTTTTATTAGTGCATATCATAGTAATAATGATTTATTTGGTACTGTAAGACTTAAATTTCAAAGTAGAGAAGGTACTTATTGGAATAGTTTACATGTTCTTGAAAGTTATCTTTTAGATGTGTTTCCTAAGAAGCTAATTGATGCTATGATTGAAGAACATTATATTCTTGATGGAGAATTATATCTTCCAAGTCATAGTGTTAATGAAATTAATCATTTTGTTAAAGATCCTACTTGTAAAGAAAATAAACTTATTCAATTTTGGTGTTATGATATTGCTATTGATGATGTTGCTCAATATAATAGATTAGATTATCTTTATACTACTATTGGAGATTATTATAATATTTTTACTTCAAAAGAAGATCATCTTAATAATACAAATAGACTTGTTGTAATTCCTCAATATAATATTTGTAATGAAGATGTTGCTTATGAACGTAGAAATAAATTTATTGATTTAGGTTTTGAAGGTTTAATCATGCGTAATCCTGAAGCTGAATATCAATACGGTAAACGTAATCTTAGTATGATTAAATATAAGAAATCTACTGATGGTAAATTTACTATTATTGATATTTATCCAGAAGGTGTTAAACGTAAAGATATTCCTTTATTTTTACTACGTAATGATATAAATGATGAAACTTTTGAAGTTCATCTTGGAGGTTCTTTTAGTTATCAAAAATATGTTTTAGATAATAAAGAAGATTTTATTGGAAAAGAAATGTTTGTTGAATATGGAGAAAGAAGTGGTGTAGCTCAAGTACCTTTTCATGTTAAACAAACTTATATTATTGACAAATAATTTATGAGTATTTATAATTATGAGATACTTAATCCTGTTATAAGTCCTAAAAGACCGTTTTATGATATAAAACGTAAACTATTATTTTTTCCTGTAAATAGAAGCAATTATCGTTATTATATTGAAGTTGCAAGAAACAATAAAGATACTTTTGCAAGAGAGTATTATGTTTTACTTAGTAATAGAAAATTTGATGATAATTGTAGAATTTGTCATGTTGATAATTATGGCAGATGTCAAATTAATCTAAGAGGAGAAATTAAAGATTACGTTATTCAAGAAACTAAATGTCGAGGAAATATTGAAATAGAATATGTTGAAAGTGAAAGAGATTATGATGTCTTTGCTATTATTTAGTGTGTTAATTATAGTGGAAGTATTTATAGTGCTTCCACTTTTTTGTTATTATAGCTTACTTTCTCATATAAAACGTCGATAAATAGCTGTTTTTAGCTCTATATTGAATTATGTTATACTAAGTGATAAATAGTTCAACGTAATATCTAAATAGCTAAAAATGGCTTTATATTGAGTCAAAATAATTAATATATTTCAGAAAAATATTATATATTTGTATTAAAGATAATAAAGTTACTTATATGAATAATAAAGATTTTTCAGATTATATTAGAAGCATAGAAGCTCTTGATGAAAATATTGATAAAGCTGAAATGTATGCTAAAAGTATTTATCATCTTGAAGCTATTAGGAATAGTATTAGTAATCCTGAAGGTAGTTTAGCTATGTGGAAAAATAATCTTGAATTAATTGCTGTTACTGAAATGCGAAACTCTGTTACAAATCTTATTAATACTCTAAAAACAGGATTAAGTTCGTTATTAAAAGAATAAATGTTTTTTATATGAAAGAGTGTATTATTGGTGTAGCTGGTCGTAAAAATTCTGGTAAAGATACTGTTGCAAGTATGATTAATTATATATTTGCAACAGGTATTACTCGTTCTAATTATGCAGATTATGTTATACGAAGAAAAAGTATAGATATTTCTCATAAAGATAGAATTATTCATTTTGCTGATAGTATGAAAGATGCTATGAGTATTATTTTTAGTATTCCTCGTTCTGCTTTTGATGATAGAGTAAAAAAAGATAATGAATATTGGGATTATTTTAATCGTAAGTTTATTACTTTTGGTGAAGTAATTAGAGATAAAAATTATTATATAGTTAGTAATCTTATTGATAATAATTTAAACAATGTAATACAATATTCTGCTGCTAAAAAACAAAATCTTTATATTAAACTTAGATTACTTATGCAATATTTTGGTACTGATATTTGTCGTAATTATATAGATAATAATATTTGGATAAATTCTACAATGTCTAAAGTTATAGATATTGCTATAACCAGAACATTATGTATCATACCAGATGTTAGATTTGCTAATGAAGCTAATGCTATTCGTAATAATGATAAACTTCTCTACGGGGGATTGATTAAAATCAATCGCGATGATCAATATCTTGATAAACACGATAGCGAATGTATTGATTTTGATGTTGATTTTAAGATTGATAATAATGGAAATTTAATGCAATTATTTTATAAAGTTTTAGAAATATGTCAGAAAATAAAATAGGATTTGCTTTAGTACATGAAATTTGTCCTATTTGTGGTAAACCTATGAATGAACAAATACTTATGAATAGTGTACTTAGTAAAAAATATGCTAAAGAAATAGAAAATGTTCATGGTAAAGCTATTGGATATAGTAAAACTGCTTGTGAAGATTGTTCAAAATATAAAGATGAAGCTGTAATGTGTATTGCTATTGATGAAGCTAAAAGTGAACCAAATAATCCTTATCGTACTGGACAAGTAGTTGGAATTCGTAAAGATTTTCAATTATTTGTTGATAAATCAGAATTTATTATTAAAACAAATAATGGTGTGTCTTATTGTTTTGTAGAAGAAAATGTTGGAAAACAAATAGGATTTTTTAAATAAGTTAATATGAAAATAATTGAACCTTATATAGAACATTGGAAACAAGGTGATGACGTTAAAGCTCATGTTGCTAAATGTGCAAGAGTTTGTTATGGTAAAGAAACAGGTAATGATGATGTTACTATTAATACTTTGCTTAAAAAACATCATTGGAGTATGTTTAGACATGAAAGTGTTTATGTTATAGGAGAATTTACAAGTAGACTTGCTATTGCTTTAGAAAGATATTCTAATAATCCTTATATTAATTGGACTTTTCATAATAATAAACTATATATTGCTACTAATGGTAATTTTTGTTTAGATTTAAAAGAACGTCAAGAAGTAAACGCTCATGCTCAAATTCTTCTTACTTATATTAATTATTATAGAGTATCTGAAGATACTTTCTTTAATGATGAAATAGGTTATAATATGATGAGATATACTTTTTGTGTTATTACTCAAATTAGTACTTCAAGAGAACTTAATCGTGTTAGCCCTAATAATATTGCGGAAAGAAGTACAAGGTATGTTTATGAAGATGGAAGTGTTTGTAATCCTCATTGGTTAAAAGATTATCTTATTTATAAAGATATTAATGGAAAATATTATGTATATAAAGATAATAAATTAGATGAAGATGTTAATCATAAAGTATATAGTTTTATAAAATCTTGTGATGATAGTTTTAAAAATTATGAATATCTTGTAAAAGCTGGATTACATAAACAAGATGCTCGTGGAGTTCTTCCTCTTGATACTGCTACAAAATGTATATATACTTATTCTATCGATGAATGGAAACATATTATAAAACTTAGAACAGATAAAGCTGCTCACCCTAATGCACAAATAATTGCTAATATGATTAA